CCAAGCGGAGGGCAAGGACGCCCCAGCGCTGTGGGAGGAACTGCGGCGACAGGCCGCAGAGCAAAAATATTCTCCGCTAGATCTCAGCAAAGCCGAGCATGACGGGACGTAGGATGGAGGAGATGGATATTCCCCAAGCGACGGCTGACACCTACTCGGACGGCACTCTGAGCCTGATCGCGGTGAAACGTCCACGCCTGGAAGGCTGGCGCGAGGTTCCCACTGACGGATTGCCGGTGGTGAGACACAAGGGCGCCCCGGTGCGGGCCTTCTTTCACGAAGCCTCATCACTGGCCGTCCTGTCCGCCGTGGAGTTCATCGATGACGGTAAGGTCGACGGACCAGAGTATCATCTCAGCATCAGCCGCCAACACCGCACGCTCGGCACCCGCCGCTGCACGTCGAACGAGGCGCGGTGGGTGCTCCGGCAGTTCGGCATCGAGGAAGCGCTCGAGGACAATCACGTTCCCGGCGGGCGCGTCCGTAATTTCTGGCGGCCGGTCGCAGACCCGATGGTCGGCCGTGAGTGCCTGTGCGTCGAGAGTGAACCTGCGATCGTTGAGGATAAGGGCGACTTCGTTTGGAGGGCGGCCTAGACCGCCTCCTACTCATCAACCTGCCCCGCGGCCCTCTCGGATGCCATGCGCGAGATGCGCCGATAAGCCGCAAGCTCAACGCGGTTGGCGCCCCACGAAATGCACATGCCGAGAGCGACACCGAAGACGAACGCGGCGGCGATAGCGTGAGGCACCCAAGCGCTCATGGCACGTCCCTACTCTTCAAAATGCCCATTATCGCGCCCTACCCTGAGCAAACGGGCAGTTGCCACACTCCGAACCTGACGATCTGTCCGACACTTTGGCAGGCGAACAGACCGGGGCCGACTCGGGCGTGGACAGATCTGCACGACGCACGGCGGACTCAAAAGTCGCTACTGAAATGTGTAGCAAAATCAATGACAGGACATTTTTCGACGGAAGATCCACTGCTCATAAGAGATTGAAAATGTTCAGAAATACCAACTACCGTTGTCCGTTGTCCCGAGTTTGTAGGCGCCCGATTGCTTCGGTCGCTAGCCGGCGCTGATCCACGGCTTTTGTGTAATGCTGGACCATCGCCAGGGTCCGATGACCGGTGATGGCCGCGATCTGGTGCGGACTGCATCCGGCGTTGGCAAGGCTGGTAGCCGCAAGCTTGCGCAGACCATGCACGTTCAGCTCTCGTGGCAGTCCGAGCCGCACGAGTGCGACCGGTAGCTTCTCCGAAAGAGTCTTCGGGATCCACGGACGCCCAAACGAGTTGACCAGGATCGTCCGTGTCGGCAGTGCGGCGACAGGATGATTACGCCATGCCAGGAGTTCGGCCCGCAGGATCGGGTCGCAGGGAATGACGATCGGGTCAGCGGCCTTGCCAGCCTTTTGTTGTTTGAGCGTGATCACCTCCCCGTCGAACTGCGCCCACGTCATAGCGCATAGATCGCCCCTGCGCTGGCCCGTGTAGCGCGCCAGGACGACGACGCGGCGAAGATGTTCCGGTAGGCCGGCCTCGGCTGCGTCGGCTTCCTGGGCCGTCCAGGCGCGGAGCTCGCCCCCTTTCAAGGCAGGTATCTGCGTGACGGGGCTGTGTTCGATCCATTCCCGCCCCACCGCCCACTTAAACAGAACCGATGCCGCTCGAATGAATACCTGTGCGGCACCAGGGCCGCTCGTTTTGGCGATAGCGTCCCGGAGCGCGAGGATATCGCGACGGCGGACCTCGGCGACCCTGACCTGTCCCACGCGCGTGAGCTGACGTTGGTAAAGGCCATAGGTCTCGCGGGTCCTGTCGGCTAATGCGTCCCATTCCGGACTGCGCTGATACTGAGTGAGCAGTGCGTCAATCGTGTCAGTCGGCTGGACGCGGGGCTTGGCCTTGTATGGGGCGTAGCGGTACTCTTTGAGCGTGCCGTCGGCTTGGATGCGACGCACGATCCTGAGCGCCTTTCGTCCCTTTGGCCGCGATTTCATCTGCCAACCCCTGGAATGCGATTCGGGCGTCAGTAGAGTCCGCGCCGGCGCCGAAGGCGGCGTCAAGCGCCAGGCGGTCCCACCGCGGGGACTGCTCCCCGGCCTCGAGTCGGGGTTTCGGGAACTTGCCCTGCGTCACACGGCGACAGAAGGCAGCTTCGGACATGCAGACGTAAGCGGCTGCGGAGGCACGATCGAGCCAGCGTGGCTCAGCGGCCACGGGCGCGGTCCTGCAGCTCGCGGGCGACCGCCTCCGGTTCATCCCCGCACGCGCGGGGAACTCCGAAGCGTGATTTCCCGTTCCACCTCGCGGACCGGATCATCCCCGCACGCGCGGGGAACACTGGGTGATCACCCACTTGAGGCTCTCGATGAACGGATCCCGCACGCGCGGGGAACACGCTTCGTATATACGGCGACCGGCGGACCATCTCATCCAGGGTGACGGGGAACAGGTCAGGCATCACGTCGGCCGCCCGAACTCAGCGCAGACCGATCGCAGCGCAGCAATCCCAGCACGGTATGACGCCAATGCCAGTCGCCGTGCTTTGCTCACATCGTTCGGCCTTTCCAGCTTCTCGTCCCATCCGCGAATATTCCACATGATGATTTCGAACGGACGAGCCAGCTTAAACGTGTCCCAGATCGGCCGCTTCTCGATCTGGATTAGGTAGCTGTGCGACCACGCGTCGCGGAAAGCCTCCCACGCAGTGCAGGACACGAGCTCACTGCTGGTGTGATAGACGCTCGGCCGCGCCGGACCGGTGAAGCCGAAGAACGACAGCATCGTGTTGTGGCTGTTCCACACGTTCGGATGGTTCAGCCTGCCGTGCATCGTGTGGCCGTTGGTGAACAACTCGACGTCGCCCAGCGGCCCCATGATCTCGCGCGCCTCGGGGAATATCTTGGGGAGGTCCATGTCGAAGTCGTCGGACCAGAAGAGATCAGGCATCGGATGCCGTCGCCGCCTCTCGGCATCGCGCCGCCCATTCGACGTTGGCCTCGGCCTTCTCGAGGTCGGACGGCTGCTTCGCCAAATGATGCTCCGCGTAGCGCTCGAACTGCTCCGCAGCGGCGAGTAGGACGGTCCGCATTCTGTCATTGCTATCGCGCATCCGGCCCACAGCCAGGGTGACGTTCTCGAGGCTGTCGTGCATCTCCATCTCGAGGTCCCTCAAGCGCCGAGGCATCACGCGCCCATCCGGTACAGGTCGCCCGGCCGGGTCTCGCGCTCGATCACCGCCGCCATCTCCTCCGCGGTGGTCAGCGGATCCCGCCTGATGCCAAGCTCTCGATCGTGCGCCGTGCGCCACTGGTATTCTTCCCAGATGCCCCAGGTGCGCGCCGTCGCCTCCATCTGGTCGAGGTCATCACAGAACTCGTCCAGGACGGGGCGCCATTCCCGGAGGAATGCATCGTCGCGGTCAGTGCGCAGCGTGAAGTCCCGCGGCACGCCGACGTTGTAGGCGTTGAACACGCCATGGTCAGCTTCCGCAGCCCAGATCTGTGTCTGCACCTGCGCGCGATAGTCGCCGCCCAGGCCGAAGAACTGGTACTCCATCAACTGCACCTCGGAAGGGCACTTGATCTCCAGTGGGACCATGCCCTCAATGATGAAGCGATCCGGGCTTGCGCCGAAGCGTCCGCTATCGACCGTGATGAAGCCGACCTTTTTCGTCTCGACCTTGTTTGTTTCCTCAAAGGCGAACACGGCGTCAGGCTCGTGTTCTTTGCCGCGGGCGACATGCTCCAGGTGATCGATCGAATTCCGCTGCCAGTTCTTCAGGCGGGACGCCAGTAGTTCGCAGAGGTATTTCTTGCGGCTCTCGGATCTCTTCAGCTTCTGAGGCTGGATGATGCGGTGCGCCTCCGATGCGGTAGGGATCCCTCGCCGCAGCTTGTGCCACTCCACCGAGCCTTGATCCACGTCCCACCATATTTTCACGGGCGATCTCCGGGAAAGTCGTCCATGGTGGCGATCGTTCCATCGCGTAGCGCTGCATCCCACGCGGTCCGGCGATGGGGCGGCAACTTACCAAGCAGCACCTTCATCAGATGCGGCTCTTGCTCCGCCGTAAGGTTGTGCAACTCGGTTATCTGGTAGTGTTGCATGAGCCGGTTGCGATCCGTCTTCGTCTCAACGATCAGCGACGTGATCTGCGCGAGGCGCACTTCATCGATGAACTTGGTGCCGCCCCTGACGCCTGAATCATCCTCGCCCTCGGTGACGATGTTCAACAATGCTGTGGCCGTGTAGCGACGCCCATAGCTCATGGCGCTGCCGTAGCCTTGGATCGCGTTCTTCCCTCCCGACGTATCGAGCGGAACCGGGATCGACGCCGTGCGATGGGCGCCGCCGGTGTGCGATAGCTTGCCCGTCACCACGATGCCCCCACCCTCGCCCTGGCGCTGGGCGCTATCGAACGAAAGGCTGAACCCCTCGCGCTGCAGGATCGGGCGAATGACCGTATCGATCGCCTCCCAGGTCGCGAACTTGAAGGCTTCCTTGCCCTTGTATTCGACGGCGCCGTCTTTCTTGATGCGCGGCATTTCGAGTTGCAGTCGGTGGAACGCTTCGTTGAATTGCTGCTCGGCCTGCATGGCCATGAGTTCCTTCTGAAGCCCGAGCAGCTCGCGCATCTTGGCGACGTCGACGGCCGGGTCGCTCGCGGCGGCGATGACGGCCTGCAGGACGCGCTCGACCGGCAGCGCGGGGAGGTTGGATGCGGTGACGGTGCTGATCTCGTTCATGCCGCTGCCTCCTCGCGCTTCGGTCTGACCTGCGAGCGATAGGTCTCCTCGATGATCTGGCGCAGCTCGATCTGCACCGTGCGCTTCACCGCCTCCACGTCTTCGCCGGGCTCGACGGCAACCGTCAGGCCGGCGGCGATCTTGAGCGGCTGATATCGATCACCCCCCGGCGGTACGAACGTCCTGGCAAAGTCCACGCGGATCTCGGTGATGGCGGACATCAGTATTCGATTCTCACATGAGGCACCGAGCCCGTCGCAATGGCCGTCACGATGGCGACACCGATCTTCTCGGCCTCCTCGGCACTGCCGGAATGGTCGTCGGCCATGGCGAGCATTACCGCCGTCAGCGCCTCGCGATTGATCTTCGTCCGGTGCGCTTTGTTCGCGGCCCGCCGATCCGCCTCAGCCTTTGCCTTCGCCTCTTCCTGCTCCCGCCGCCGGCGTTCCGCCTCGACCGCCTGTTCCTCGCGGCGTTTCTGCTCGGCCTCACGCGCGACCCGCTGGGCCTCGATCGCCTCGTCCTCGCGCTCTTTCGCGGCGGCATACATTGGCGCGAGCCGAAGCAGCACAGCCGATCGAGCCGCCTCGGCCTCGGCGGCGAATTCCTCGAAGTCCAAGGCGATCTCGCACAGAGCGTCGTGCCGCGCCTGCACCTCCGCAGACGTCGGCGGCCGGGAGAATTGGTCCTGCGCCTCGATGGCGCGGATCGACGATCGGTGCCGCTCCACCCGTTCTACCTCGCGTTGCTTCTCGGCCTGGCGCGCACGTGCCTCGGCCTCGGCCTTTTCCCGCTCCGCCCGTTCGGCAGCCTCGAGCGCCTCCCGCTCGCGCCGCGCGGCGGCCTCACGTTCCGCCTGGGCCCGTCGCTCCACCTCCGCCGCCTGTTCCGCCGCCGCCCGCTCCGCGGCTTCCCGGGCACGCTGGGCGGCCTCAGCCGCTATCCGCTCCTCACGGGCAAGCCGTTCCTGTTCCTCGGCCTGGCGCTTCGCCTCCGCCGCCGCAGCGGCCTGACGCGCGGCCTCCTCCGCCTCGGCCTCCCGCACCGCCGCCGCCTGGTAAGCGCGCTCGAGCGTCAGCTTGGTGGTGTCGATCGCGTCCTGCGCCTTGGCGGCGAATTCTTGCCAGTCGCGCGTCAGCAGCTCGCTCTGCTCGAGCTCCTCAATCCGCGTGGCGATGTGCCCCGACGGCCAATTCTCGGGGATCGTCGCGAAGGCCTCGATCGCCACGATGGCGTCCCGGTGACCCTGCTCGCGCGCCGCTTCCATGCTCTCGTAATCATCGAGCGGCTTCCGCACAGCGGCACGCAGCTGGTCCATCTCCGCCTCGACGATGCGGACCTCGGCGTTCACGCCCTTGATGACCTTCTGCGCATCTTCCTTGAGCGTGCCGGCAAGGCGGATCAGATCGTTCTTCGCGACCGCCACCTTGTACGCCTTGCTCGCGATCTCGCGCTTGCCCTTGGGCGTCGTTACGTCAGGCTTGAACCGATCAAGCTCGGCCTTGAGCGCGGCAAGGATGTCCTTCGCGCCGTCCGCCGCCAGGATGGTCGGCAGCTGCGACGCCGGGATTATCGCCAGCGCAGTCTGCGTTTCGGTGACCGGGGCTTCCTCGGTTTCGCTCATTGCTTCCTCACCACGATTGATCGGCCACGCGTTCGCGCAGCGTGTATCCGTCCCCGTTCCAGACCGCCCGGAAGTAAGCCTTCGCCGCGCCGCACATCTGCCGGGTGACGTCGGCCGGCAGCTCCATCTGCACCAGGCGCTTGCGGTCCTTCGCGTAGATCAGCGCGGGCGCACCGGGCGGGAACTGCGCTATCTGAACCTTGACGATTACGGCGCTCATTCCGTCCTCACAAAATCCAGATAATTGCAGTCCACATCAGCAGAATTCCGATCGCCGTGCCGATCACCCGCTTGGCTCTCGCGTGTCGCGTGCGGCGCTGGAACCGGCGCCAGGCGCGGCGGTCTTCCGAGCGAGCGATCTGCGCGATGTCGGGATGAATCATCAGCTTCACTTCCGTATGCAGACGATCGAAGAGCCATCGCCTTGGCCAATCGGAACGGCTGAGCCGCCTGACTGAACGCACTCCGACATTGCCGCGTAATAATGGCGATTGGTGTTGACGCAGCCGTATGTCGCAGCGGCGCAGATGATCGCCACGATTGCCACACTGGCCGCGCTGTAGATGATGCTCTCGGTCATCGCGCGTTCGCCGCGTCCAGCATGCGGAGTGCGGCCTTGCGCTCCTCCGCGTCGAGTGTGGCCTCGGCCTCGGTGAGCGGGCGCTTGTGCATGATCGCCGCCTTCCGGTCGAGGCGCGCCATCTCCATCTCGGCGTAGCGCTCCATGCAAAGCCGGCGGCAGACCTCGCGGGTATAACCAGACACGCTCATTGATCATCGTCCGGATCGTCCTCCGGCTCCTTCAACCGCGGCGCTGGCGTCTCGATGTATGCGATCGCCGTCTCCGCAACCTTCGCGATCAACGCAGCGTTTTCCGGATCCGCCGCCAGCGTCATGATCGCGCGCAGGGCGGTATCGAGCACCGGCGTCGCTCGCAGCCCCATCGCGATCTGGCCCTCGGTGGCGTCGTCAATGTCCCCAGCGGGATTGACCAAGCAGACCTCGGTACCTCTCCATCGAACCGAGCGCGTGATCGCACCGTCCTCGGCGACGGCTACCCACTCACCACCGGGTGGCGTGATCGCTGCCAGCACGTCGGGGTCGGCTTTGAACGGCCGCAGCTTTTGGTTGCCGTGCCACGCCTCACGGATTGCCTGTGCGTCGCTCACGGCCGGCCCGCCTTCACGCGCACAATCGGCTTGCGGCGCATGAAGCCGATGGGCCAGCGCACAGCCGGCGCTGTCTGCCCGTCAATTGATTCGAACCAGTGTGTTCCTGGATATGGCGCTGGCGCAGGACGGGCGATCAAGGCTTGCGAATGCTCGTCATATTCCCACCAACCGCAGTCATCGCCGATGTGCGCGCTCACGGCGCGCGCTCCTCGACGCGGGCAGCGACGTTGCCGCCACTACCCGCGCCCCCTACCGTTGCGGCTGCGACACCAGCAACGGAGGAACTGTTATGCCCGAACCGCTCAACCGGGAGGGCCTGATCTTCGCCCTTTTCGATCGAATCGCCGAAAAGCCGATCGGTGGTCTGGAGGACAGAGACGCGGCCCTTGTCCTGTTGGCTGAAATCATTCGGATCGTCGGGCCGCCCGCCGGCGGGCACGGTGCCGTCCCGGACGAACCGGACTAGCTGGTCGACGCGCCGCAGGAATTCGTCTGGATCGCCGCGCAGGAGCCCCCGGCCGGAAACGTCGACCATACTGCCGGGAAGGTCCAGTATTTGCTCGAACGCCCATAGGCGGAGCGCTGCCGCGCCGCGACCCTTGTCGTGTTGCCTCAGCATGATGTCCCTCATCCGGGCGATGAGGCGCGGCAACCCTGCTTTTGATTCTCGCCCGGGTGGCTCGACGTAGCGCGGTGGGGGCGGAGGGGCGGGCGCTTTGGCCATTACAGCCGCGCCCTCTGTCCGGGGAATGCCTGACGCCCGGGGCGCGTCCCGACATTGCCGGATACGATCCGGTCGGCGCGCGCTATCTCGCGGGCGTCATCAAGAACGGGGAGCGAAAACCAATGAACCACGACGCCGATGCCTCCGGTGAGAGAGGCACGCTAGATGGGACGCATCCCAACGTCAACCCTAATTTGGGAGGTGTCCCATTGGTCCTTAGTCAGTCGCGTTCAAACGTCTTTCGCCTTGAGGATGCTCGAAAGATCGCCAAGCATCGCCGACTCTATGGCGTCAGCAATGCGGGCGCGGCCGGTAGGGGCGGCACGGCGCCAGATGCGCAGGAGCTCAACCTCCTCGGGAGATTGAGCCGTCTTCTCGCTCTCCTCGATGCCCTCGGCCCACCCTGGGTTAGTTAGATCGTTCAAAGTGCAGCCCAGGGCCTCAGCAATTTTGGATAGCTGGTCATTCTTGGGGTTCTTCGACTTGCCTACGAAGAGATCGCGCACGTAGGTTTCGTTCACCTTCGCCTTGAGAGCTAGGGCTTTCTGGCCGAGTCCTTTCTCCACCATACGTCGGTGAATCTCCCGGGCGACAAGGCCGGCGTCGGCGGAAAGTCTGACCTCTCGCATAGGCAGATTGTCGCCGTCGAGCGCCCCGAGCGGCAGTGGGGATGTATCCCAATGTGCCCCTTGACCTAATGGGATGCCTCCCAATAGGCTATCCGGCGATGAGCGCACAAACCGAACTCCTGGCGGAGATTGAGTCCTTCCTCCCAAAGCGCGGGATCAAGGAGACGACGTTCGGCCGGCTGGCCGTCAACGACGGGAAATTCGTGCAGCGGTTGCGGGAGGGCCAGAACATGACCCTGGCCACGATCGAGAAGGCCCACGCGTTCATCCGCGAGAGCTCAAAGGCGCCCTCCGCCCCCGAGCCGGCGGAGGCAGCGTGATGGCCGACACCGCCCCCCCTCGGATCGTGATCGGACGCCGCGAAACGCCCGAGCTCTTGAGAGTCACGGACTGCTGGTTCGACTGGCTCGGCGATGTCTCGGCGCTCCGTATCGCCACCGACCTTCCGGGCATGCCGCACGAGTTTTTCTGCCCGGTTGCGTTTCTCGGCGGTCAACGCCTGCGCTTCGTCCGCGTGGCCGACATCAAAGGCCGGCGAGTGTACGAAGCCAGTGCGCCGCGTCCGGAAGATGGCGAAGCCCGGTCTGAACAAGATCCGTGGTCGCTACTCGAAGGGCCGCTTCGGGGAGGGTCGCGAGATGTTTCCTGATCGCGGACTTCTCCTCTGCAGGCATGGGCGTCTCGTCCACCTTGGCGGCGATCAGGTCGCGGATACTGTCTGCGTGGATCTTCACGACGACAACGTCCAGGACCGCAGACAGGCCGCCGGTTTCATCCAGGAAGTCGAAACCCTTCGGAGTGATCTCGCTTCCGCTGAACACGATGTGGCCGTCGAGGCCGACCAGGACTCCGGAAACACAAAGGCCATGGCCTTCGAGATATCGGAGGTTTGCCACGGCCTTGTCTCGATCGTCATCGGTCGGATTGTTTGGGACAATCCGGCTGGGATAAGCGGCCCTCATCTCGACCAAGAGTTGCCGCTGGTATTCGGGGTCGAGCAGATTTCGTTCGCTCATAACGGATCTCCATTACCTCATCGAACCTGCGCGGACGCCTGGCAGCAAGGCGCGGGTTCGTTCACGTCCTTCATTCCGGGCATATCGCCTAGGGCGGGTGCCTCATGGGTGTAGTCAATGCCTCCTTCGCCAACAGCATCGGCGAAGGAGAATTCTACGTGTCAAAAAGTCCGTTCGGCCGCTCGAAAAATCAGGTTGAGGATTCGAATAAGCCATACGCGGCAAAAGAAATGCACGACATCGTTCGCGAGGCGGCGTTACCGGCGAAGTCCGGAGAGCCGGTTGTGGCCGCTATCCGTCGCGCTGCGCAGCAGCTCAACATTCCGTATGCGCGGGCCCGTGGCTACTGGTACGAGCAGGTGCGTCTGGTGCCAGCACAGGAAGCCGACACGCTTAGGGAATGGCGTCGCAACTGGAAGCGGAAGCGACGTGAAGCGCTCCACGCGGAACTCGTGGAGTTGGAACGAGAATGGGTGGGGGACGATGAGTGAGAGAGATCTTCGCCCTCTGGATGCAGGCATTTTGCCAAAGACGGGCGAACCGCTGGCGCCGTGCTGCGCTGCGCTGGGAGGCGAGAGCCGCCAGATGGCAAAGCGTTAGCCGGCAGCATGAGTAAAGGCCAGCAGCCATGAAAATCTGGCCCATCCTCGCCCTGCTGATCCTGCTCATCGCGGCCGTGTCATGAGCGTTTTATTGAGCTGCGACGCGCCGAACTGCCCACAGACCACGCTGGCGGTGGTGCGGCTGGGCCGACCTTCCGCGCCCGACGGCTGGTGGATGCAGGCGAACGGCGCGGGGCGATTGATAGTTGCGTGCTCCGAACAACACATCAACGCCGCGCTAAAGGCTACCGGATCAGACTGAACAATCCACGAGGGGGACAACGTGGCAAAGAAAGCGAAGGCGAACGGACAACCGATCGAGGAGCCAGAGCCAACACCGGAGCCCGAGATCGACGACGATGGCGGCTCTAACTGCACCGACGAGACCAAGCGCGACTATTACCGCAAGGCGCTCATCGCGAAGATCGGCCTTGAGTCAGCACAGGCCACGGCGAAGACGAAGAACGGCGAATACCGAGCCGTCCTCAAGGACGCGAAGAAAGCCGGCGTGGATACCGATGCCATAACGCGATCGCTCGCGCTGCGATTCGAGGATCACGACGTGCTCGTGCTGCAGATCCGCGAGGAGCTGAAGATGCTCGACCTGTCCGGCGTCATCCCGAACATCAAAGAGAAGCTGCTGGCCCGCCTCGACGTCGAGGAGCCGACCCGCAACGAGGCGCATCAGATGACGATCGATCGCGCCTATGACGATGGTGCGTTCAGTGGCCGCGAAGGTGCACCGCGCGACAGCAACCCGCACCGGCCTGGATCTGAAATACACGACACGTGGGATCGCGCTTGGCTGCTTGGCCAGGCGGCGATCGCCTCGGAGATGATGCCCAGCGAACCCCCAGCCGTCATCCAGTAGCCGTGGGCACTTCCATGCGTATCGGCGGCAGCGCCCTTTTGCCAGCAGCCGACCGCTTGACCGAGGACGGCGGGAACGTCATCGCACCGGTGGTACGTATCCTGGTGCCTGGTGTGCCCAAGGCGTGGCAGCGGGCCGGGCACAGGATCGCGCGCACCAGCGCCGGCAAGCAGTTCGTGTCCAGCTTCACACCGGCCCAGACGCGCTCGGAACAGGGCGCCATGAAGATGTTCGCCCAGCGTGCGATGGAGGGGCGGCCACCGATTGAAGGGCCCATCGACCTGCGTCTGTGCGCCTACATGCCGATCCCGCGCTCGTGGTCGAAGAGCAAGCAGCTGATGGCGCGCACGGGCTTCCTGCTGCCCACTGGCAAGCCAGACTTCGACAACCTTGCCAAGAACTGTGGCGATGCGCTCACCGGCATTGTGTGGCGTGACGACGCCCAGGTGACGGATGCGGCGTGCTGGAAGCGGTACAGCGATCAGCCGCGGTTGCTGATCGAGGTGCGGCCGGCTCGGGTCGCGGGGCTGGCGGTATGAAGCGCCCCCGCGTCACTGCTTCCGATCGCGCCGAAGTCGAGGCGTTCCGTGCCTGGCTCGGGCAATTGGCCAGCCTGCGCTGTGCGTGCGGCAGTGATCAGCCCATGTGCTTCAATCCCGGTTCGGTCGAGGTGCGCGAGGTGGTTCTGCTGAAGCGCGAGCAGCCGGTCGTTGGTCGGTGTTTGAAGTGCGTGATGCGGCGGTGGAGCAGTCCGGTAGCTCGTCAGCCTCATAAGCTGAAGGTCGGCGGTTCGAATCCGCCCCCCGCAATTCCCGCCGAGGCGGCGCCATGACGGACTTCCTGTGCCTGATGTGTATGTCCTGGGCGCATAAACCGCCGGCGTGCACGCATGATCCGCATAGGATCTGCATAAAATGCGTCACGAATTGCGTTGGCTACCGCTTCACGCTCGACGACGGCAGCGCGAGCTCGCCCTTCAAGTGCGCGGGGTGCCAGCGATGAGCGCCAGCGTCGTCGCCGAAGACTTCGATCGTGCGCGGCAGGACATGCTCGCCGAGTTCCGCCGCATGATCGCCATGGACCGGCAAACCGCGAGGATCGAGGCGCTGGTTACGGCCGAGGTGTTGCTCAAGATGCTCGAGCTGGGGGATCCCGATGCCGGATGACCACGCCCCCCGGTGGCCCCTCGATGGCGTTTCGCAGCGTCTGCCTCCGAGCAATCTTCAGGCAGAGCAGGCGCTCCTCGGCGCCATCCTGCACAACAACCGCGCGCACGATCGCGTTGCTGAATTCCTGCGCGACGAGCATTTCGCCGATCCGATCAATGGTCGCATCTACCAGGCGATATCGAGGCGCATCACCGCCGGCCATGTGACCGATGCCGTAACGCTGAAGAACGAATTTGAGAACTCGTGCGTGCTCGATGAGGTCGGCGGCACCACGTATCTGGCGCACCTGCTCACCGCCATGATCGGCTTCATCGACGTCACCGAGTATGGCCGTGTGATCCACGACACGTGGCGACGTCGGCAATTGATCGAGGCGGCCGAGCAGCTATGCAACCGGGCGTTCGGTACGGATCCTGGCCAGGATGTCGATGCCATTGTCGCGGAAGCGCTGCTGGCGATCGAGGCCACCTCGTCCATCATGCACGGTGCGCGCGTCGTCTCGCACGATCAGGCGATGGACGCGGCGCTGGCGTCGATGGAGCGTGCCCGCCTCGGCAAGACCGCCGGCATCTCCACCGGATTCCGGCGCCTCGACCATCGGCTGGGCGGGCTTGAGCCGGGCCTCGTGTATGTGCTCGGCGGCAGGCCTGGCATGGGCAAGAGCTCGATCGGTCACCAGATCGCCGTCAACGTGGCGCGTGCCGGTGTTCGCGTGCTCGAGCTATCGCTGGAGATGTCCGCCGAGCAGCTCGCCCGCCGATCGCTGGCTACCATCGCCGGCGTGCCCATCACGGCGTTCAAGGATGGTAGCGTGGATATCCTGCAAGCCGATGCCATCGTACGCGGGCGCCAGGAGCTTGCTGGGCTGCCCTTGGACATCGATGACACGGCAGGCCGCACCCCGGCGCAGATCGCCGCACAGGCGCGCACGCATCGCCGCAAGCATGGCCTCGGCCTCATCATGGTGGATCATCTCAACCTGATGCGCGCGGACGATGGCGACGCCAAGCACGGCGGCACGTGGGCCGTAGAGCGGGCGTCCGCCACCATGCTGCAGCTCGCCAAGGACTGTGCGTGCCCGGTGCTGTTGCTGGCCCAATTGAATCGCGGCGTCGAAGGGCGGGAAGACAAGCGGCCGACGCTTGCGGATCTTCGCCAGGCCGGCGCGATCGAGCAGGACGCATACGCCGTCGGCTTCGTCTACCGCGAAGAATACTACCTCGAGGGCGAGCCGACGATGCGCGACGGTGATTCGCAGGCAAAGTTCGCCGAGCGTGCTGCAACGTGGCAGGACCGCAAGAACCAGTGTGCCGGCCGTGCCGAGATCATCTGGCGCAAGGTGCGGGACGGCGAGCCCGGCACCGATCATTTCACGTTCAACGGACCGACGGCGACATTCGGGGAGCCGTATCATGGCTAGGATAAGGTCGGTTCATCCTGGGCTTTTCACCGATGAAGTGTTCGTGCAGCTGAGCGACGCCGCACAGGTTTTCTTCATCGGATTGTGGACTGAGGCCGACGATCAAGGCGCATTCGAGTGGAAGCCGGTAACCCTCAAAATGCGGATCAGGCCGGCCAGCATCATCCCGGTGGAACCATTGTTAGAGGAACTGGAGGCGGCTGGATGCATCAAGCAGTATGCCATTGGAGGCAAAAAATACGGTGCGGTTCGGAACTTCTGCCGGTTTCAACGCCCCAAAAAACCGAACTCGACCCACCCTATCCCAGAGGAGTTCCGAACTTACACAGCTTCAGGCGCCACAAGTTCCGAACCAGATATCGATAATAGGGCTCGCGGTTCCCCACCAACACCACTTGAAGCGGCATCGGTTCCGCCAAAAGCGGAAATCGTCCCGCAGATGGAGGATGGAGGGGGAAAGAAAGAGGCTAAGCCAGCTTCTTCTGTAGCTGAACTCGCGCGAGGAAACGGCAGAAATCCGCGGGTTGGCGATCCACCGGAAGCGTGGATGCCGTTGGCGAACTGGGAATGCGAGGTGGTCAACGGGCCATCGGGGGCGGTGAAACGCGCGGTCGTCGGCGGATTTTACCTCGACGACGCGGCCCGATTGGTAACCGAAGCGGCAGGCATCAACGATGCGAACTGGCGCGGTGACTGGCGCCCGCTCATCGGCTGGCTCAACGACAAACTCGACCTGCACGAAGCGATCCTGCCGGCGGTCAGGCGCGTGGCGGAGCGGCCAGGCTACGTCGTGCCAAGGTCGCTGGCCTACTTCGACCAGGCGGTACGCGAAGGGAGGGCAGCGGCGTGACCCATCAGCACCGCCGCGCGTCGTCGCCGGCCTCTAACCTCATCGGATCCGCCGTCCATGGCTGACCGACAGTTCCTTGAGCAGCTCTCCCGTAAGCTCGCCGATGATGGCAAGTTGATTGAAGCGGGATGGGTCGCTCTACGCATTCTGGCGATCCCGCACAACGCGCCCGCCATCCAGTTGCAGGAGATGCGATTGGCGTTCATGGCCGGGGCGCAACACCTGTTCTCCTCGATCATGACGATCCTCGATCCCGGCCTGGAGGAGACCGAGGCCGACATGACGCGGATGGCCCTGATCGACAAGGAGCTTGAAGTGTTCGCCGAGGAGTTGAAACTTCGAGTAGGCAAGCCTGCCGGCAACGCGTGAGGGATACAAATGAAACCACCGCAGCGCATGACCGGGGAGCCTCGCCCGCCGCTCAACTACGAATCGCGCCTGTCGGTGCCGATCGCTCCCGCCGCATGGCGAGGGCCCGCCGGCCAGGTGCAGCGTCCACCGCCGCCGCCGCGCAAGTCGTGCGGCTTCTGTGGGCGCGTGCGGACGTGGCTGATCACCAAAGTCCCCAGGCGATGACCGCTGCACCCAGCGACGATCGGGTTAGGCACGCCGAGGCGATCGAGGCCCCGCGCGTAGACTCCACGACATTCCGGCAGGGCTGGCGCGTCACCACTAGGCTGGACGCATTGCTCGCCGATGGCTCGATCACCTTCGGCCAGTGGCAGGCAGCATGTGAGTATCGCGATTGCTGCGTCAGCCTATCAGCCGGCCCGTCGGGACCTGGCAGCGAACGCACCAGCGGTGGCGCCGATGTCCACGCCCGGCAGATCGCGCTGCTCTATGCCGCCGCTCGCGTGCGAGCCGTCGATCGCGCACTCGGCCACGCCACGGCCTCGCTCTGCCATGCCGTCGTCGTGCTGGATCGCTCGTGGCGTGATCTGGGTCTCTCGCTTGGTTGCCACCGCCTGACCGCCCGCCGCGTCGCAGTGCAGGCGCTACAGGCTCTTTCCGCCGCTTGGTCGGGCATCGCCTCGGACGCCGTGTAGCCCCTCCCCAGGCCCGGGAAACGGCTGCGCGTCTCGCAGTGGTTTACACAACAGTAGCCAGTGGGGTAGTAATTTGATCACTGTTGCGTGCGGCGTGACAATTCCCGTCCGTCGCACCCCCGCTCCATCCCATGAAGCGAGAACACTTCGAGCGCGGCGCAGTCGTCGCATCCCTCGGTCGAAACTGGGTCGTCTGGTCCTATCCGCGCGCCCGCTACGCCGAGCCGTTGGCACTGCCGATCGTGCCGCAGACCGGGCCACGCCATCGCTCGCATGTCCGCGTCGATCTGCGCAAGCGAACCTGCGTGATCCACACCCTCGACCTCGTGCCGCTGGTCGCCGCTGACTGCATGCTGCTCGAGCAACTGCCGTTCAACGTCATCGCCGAGATCGAGCTCACCATCCGTCGTGCCGTTCATGCGCGTGAACTGGAAGCCGTCCGCTGATGGCCATGCGCTCGCCTGTGCATCAACCGATTGGTGCACAGACCGAGACCGAGCGACGCACTGCATACGACCGCACCAAGGTGCGTCACTACACCAAGCGTCGCTGGTTTCACCTACGAAATGCATACCTCGCAACGCATCCATTGTGTGAGTGTGGTTGTGGATACGCTGCAACCGTTGTCGATCACAAGCAACCGCACAATGGCGATGATGCGTTGCTCTACGCATGGGACAACCTGCAAGCCATGACCAAGCAGTGCCACGATCGCAAGACAGCAACGCACGATGGAGGCTTTGGTAATGTCCGACGCGCCTGAACAGATCATGCAGTTCTTTGAGTTCAGCCACCTGCCGAACGAACTGCAGCTGGTGTCATCGCGCTTCCATCGCCTCGCCTTGGAACTGATGGCGAACCTGCCGCGCAACGCCGAACGCTCGACCGCGCTCCGCAAGCTGCTTGAGTCGAAGGACGCCGCCGTGCGAGCGGCGATCGCGAAGTGATGCGTCTCGGTCCGACCCCCATACGGTCTAGGAAACCTCGATCGAAACGCTTTGCGGACCGCGCCCCCACGATTCTTTTGCGCCGTCAAATTTGCAGGCCGGGAATTTTGATTTGACCGGCCCGCGGCCAAAGCCCGATCACCTGAAGCTGCTCGACGGAACCTTCCGTCGGGACAGGTCGCATCCGCTGGTCGTCGCACCGCTACCCGGTGAGCCCGTCAAGCCGGCCTGGTTGAAAGGTCGGGCCGCGAAAATCTGGTTGGAGAAGACGGCGGTGTATCGCCGGCGCGGCCAGTCAGTGGCGGGGTGCGAGGCGGCGCTGGCGCAATACTGTTCTCTCGAAGCGGCGATGATCGAGCTCTATCGCCAGAAGCAGCGGCCGACCGCGACCGACGTGAACACTTACCGCACGCTGGCGCGCGAATTCTACGACACGCCGGCGTCGCAGATATCCAAAGCGACAGGGGCGCCGGTGCCGAACGCGAACCCCTTCCTGGTCCGCGGACAACAGGCGGACGCTGGTGACTGACTTCTGTGCGATTGCCGAGGCATATGCGCGCGAGGTCGTCGTCGACGACGGGACTAGGTTCTGCAAGTGGACCAAGCTCGCCGCGGCCCGTCACCTGGCCGACCTGCAACGCGCCGAGACTGACCCCGACTGGCCGTTCTGGTTCAGCGAATGGGATGGCAACGATATCTGTGAATTCGCCGAGCTGCTCCCGCATGTCGAGGGTAGCTGGCGCTCGACGATGATCACACTGGAGCCGGCGCAGGTCTTCTGGCTGGTTAGTCTGTTCGGTTGGCGGCGATGGGGGCACGACGCCCGTCGGTTCTCGAACGTCTACATCGAGATGGCACGCAAGAACGCAAAGTCGACGCTGGCCGCGATCATCGCGCTCTACTGCGTAACGTCCGAAAACGAGAACGGGCCGCAGGTCCTCATCGCCGCGACGACCGGCGAGCAGGCCGGCAAGGTGTTCACGCCTGCGAAGCGCATGGTTGAGCGGACAACGGCCCTGAGAGAGGCCTATTTTCTCCGTGCGTTCGTGAGGTCGATCAGTTGCGGCTCCACGCAGGGGTTCATCCAGCCGATCAACGCGAAGGCCTCGACTCAGGACGGATGGAACCCTCACTGCGCGATCCTCGACGAGTTGCATGCCCACAAGGATCGCGCGCTCTACGACGTGGTTCGATCGGCGTTCGGGGCGCGAAAGAACCCGTTGATGCTGGCGATCACGACAGCGGGCCACAATCACGAGGGCGTCTGCTACGAGCAGAGGAGCCTGCTGACGAAGACGCTCGAAGGCGTTGTCCAAGCCGACCACATGTGGGGGATCATCTACACCCTCGATGAGGGCGACGATCCCTTTGATGCGCGCTGCTGGGGCAAGGCGAACCCACTGCTCGGCGTATCGATCCAACTTACCGAGCTGCAGGGTTACGCGATCGAGGCCCGGAACTCGAACGAGTCCTCGTACGAGTTCAAAACCAAGCGGTGCTGCCTGTGGCTGACAGCGCGCGGCGGTCACGTCAGGATTGAGCAGTGGCGCAAGTGTAACGGGCCGGTCGACCTGGATGCGCTCAAGAAGGTGCCGGCCTATGGCGGGCTCGACCTCGCGGCGACGACCGATATGTGCGCGTTCCGCCTGGTCTGGCGGACGGGCGGCAGGACCAAGACGTGGGGCCGGTTCTATCTCCCCGAGGGCGCCATCGCGCCGCGGTCCGAGAAAGCCTCGGTGCCCTATGAAACCTGGCGCGACCAAGGTCTGTTGCGGGTGACCGAGGGCAACGTCGTCGACTACGCGGTGATCCAGGCCGACATCGAGGAGGCGCTCGACCGGTTCGATATCCGCGGCATCGGCTTTGATCCGTGGAACGCCAGCGACCTGGTGAACAGGTTGAATGAGAAGGGCGCTCCGATGGAGGAATTCCGCCAGGGCGTCAGATCCTTCAATGCACCGATGAAGGAGCTCGACCGGCTCTACATGGCTTGCGAGCTGGATCACGCCGGCGACCCGGTGCTCGCCTGGAACGCCTCGAACGTCGTGGCGAAGGCGGACGATAACGGCAACATCAAGCCGGATCGTCGGAACAGCCAGGAGAAGATCGACGGCTATGTGGCGCTGTTGATGGCGCTCGGCCTGGCGATTGCCACCGAAGACCATGCGTCCGTCTATGAAACGCGCGGACTCATGATGCTGGGCTGATGGTCCTGCATCTCGTGCCGATGGTTGAATCTGAAACAGGAGAATTGCCTATGACACGTGTTCATGTGACCGGCGGGTATTTGAACGTTGAGGGCGTCGGCGGCGAAGGTCCCGTCGATCCAGGCTTCGGCGGCGGTATTGGCGCCGGTCATCCCGACAACAGCCTGCCACCCGGTATCCCGCCGATCGGCGGGACGCTGCCCGAGCCGCCGCCCGGTATCTGGCCGCCGCCTTCGTTCTCCCGCCCGATTGTTCCCGTCGGCCCAGACAACACACTGCCGGTCGCGCCGGGGACGATCTGGCCCACACCGGGCAGACCGGCCCGGCCCGACAATTCCCTTCCAGGCGGGTCCGGTGGCCAGATCGACAATAGCCTGCCATCGCAAACGTTCTGGGTGGTCTGCGGTATTCCGGGCGTGGGCTGGCGATATATCGCTGTCGATCCGTCGCTATCAGCAGGCACGCCGCTGCCACCCCACGCGCAGCCGAAATAACGAACGATGAGCCTACGCGAACGGCTCGGCCAATGGCTGTTGGGGTCGTCTCAACAGCAGGCCGCGCCGTCCGCTCCCGAGACGAAAGACGCAGGCGGACCCACCTCGACCCTGGGCGGGCTGGGGTGGCCGCAACCCATGCTCTATGCCGCGCTCGGCGGCTACGCGAGCAATACCGGCGTTCCCGTTACCCCGTTCACCTCGTTGCAAGCCTCGACGGTCTATGCGTGCGTCCGCATGATCTCGCAGGACATGGCGATGCTGAAGCCGTTCATCCGTCGCGAGTTGCCATCCGGCGGATATCGGCGCGAACAACAGCATCCGCTCAACAAGCTGTTTCGCCGGCCGAACCGCTGGCAGACGCGGTTTGAATTCGTGTCCTACATGCTCACATCGCTCTGCCTGCGCGGTAATGCGTTCGTCGTTGTCGAGCGCGACAAGGATGCGAACCCGATCGAGCTTGTCCCGATCGCGCCGGATCGCTGCACCATGATGCTCACGGATGACGGCGAGCTTTGGTATCGGATCAACTCGCGTCGTCTCGGCTACGGGCTGGTGGTCCCTCCGGATGACATGATCCACCTCAAGAATATCTCGATGGATGGTTACGTGGGCGTGTCGCCGATCGCGATTGCGCAGGACGTGATCGGTCTCGCGCTCGCGACGCAGCAACACGGCGGCATCCTGTTTCGCCAGGGTGGACAGGTCGGCGGCGTGGTCTCGCATCCGGGCCAGCTATCGAAAGAGGCGGCGGATCGCATCGCGAATTCATGGCGCGAGACGCATAGCGGCGTGCAGAACGCCCACAAGGTCGCGATCCTTGAGGAAGGCATGAAGTTCGATAAGGTCGCGATCACCAACGAGGAAGCGCAATTTATAGAAAGTCGCCGGTTCTCCGTGCTTGAGATTGGGCGTCTGTATGGCGTGCCGCCGCATCGCCTGGGCGAACTGGATAAGGCGACGCTGAACAACATCGAACAGCAAAATCAGCAATACGTCGATGGCGCGCTGAAGCCGATCGCGGAGTCGGTCGAGCAGCTATTCAACCACCACCTGTTGTTTGAGGACGAACGCAGCTTCCTGGAATGCAAGTTCGACTTTGACGACATGACGCGGAGCGATCTGTTGACGCGCTATCAGGCGTATCAGGTCGGCACGCTCAACGGCTGGCTGTCGCGCAACGAGGTCCGCGCCAAGGAAAACATGAATCCGATCGATGACGGCCACGGCGACGAATACCGCGTGCCGCTCAATACCGCAGTGCCGTCCGACAATCTCGCGCAGACCACGACCGCGCCATCCGAGACCGCGAACGCGCCCGGCGCGACGCCACCTAAGCCGGAACCGGGGCCAGACGATGGTTAGCACGATGTCACACCCGCGCGGTGCGCTGGCGCTCCAAATAAGCCAGTCGTGCGGCTCTTTGATTCGCTCGGCGTTCCGGCGTGTGTTGTCTGCCAAGAAGCGACGCCCTGATCTTTTCGCCGGTTCCCGGCGGATGCTTCTTCCCGATTTTAGTCGCGATCATATTAGCAATATGCTCAGGGGTTTGCTTCTTGCCGAGGTTGGCCAGCCTAAGTTTAGCGCGAGCCTCCATGCTAACTGTCTTACCCCTATGTATGTCGCCGATTTTTGCGCAGGTTTCCGGCGCGCGCTTTTGGCCGCGCATCGCTGCTGCCTTTCTGGCGCGAACTTCATCGGATGGATTGCTACATCCTTCCCCGCCTGCCGATTGGTTCACCAACGGGCCATGCGGATATCGACCGATCGCCGCAATCAGCGCGATCTCATAGTCGCTTGCTATCGACGCGGTAAGTCCTTCATGCAACTTGGCCTTTGGAACCTCGCCGAGACCTTGCGCGAACATGCTGCGGATAATCGCAAAGCGGCGCCCCTTGTCGCCCCGGCGCGCGTGCCATTCGTGCATATCCCAGCGACGCTTGCGGCCCTTGCCGATGTAGAACGGCTCGCCCGTCTCGCGGAACAACGCATAGATGTAATAGTCGGAGTTGTTCATCGCGGCCCCAAAAGCGCGAGGAATGGCAAATGACATTTAACATGGTATCGTCAACCAAGTTCAAGATGCTTAATCGCAATCGAAAGCTAAATTCCGGACTTGGCATTCGCAAACAACTGATTGCCCCAATTAGCCAGATTGAGGCGGCTGGCCGCGCCCTACGTTTTACGATCTCGACCGACGCTGTTGATCGCGAACAGGATGTCATCTCGCTCGCTGGGTGGGACCTCGCAAACTTCAAACGCAACCCCGTCGTGCTCTGGGGCCACGATTCAAGCCGACTGCCGATCGGTCGCGCGTTCGATGTCGCGGTTGAGAATGGTGCACTGAAAGCGTCAGTCGAATTCGTGCCACAGGACACGCCGGAAGGCGGCGACTTTGCGGAGAGCGTCTACCGCCTCGCACGCCAGGGCTTCATCGCCGCCACCTCCGTGGGCTTCCGCCCGTTAAAATGGGACTACACATCCGACAAGAACCGTGGCGCGGAGGACTGGTTTCCGGGGGTTGACTACTCCGAACAAGAGCTAGTCGAGCTTTCGATCGTCACGGTTCCCGCCAACCCCGAGGCCCTGGTCGATGAGCCATTGCCCGGCGAGGGCACCGCGATTGCTACGCCGAACCCGACAAGCGGCGAGGAACTCACGAGCCTGTCTGCCGACTGGGCGAACAAGATACAGGCGGAACTACTCGCAAAGATCAATGAAGAACAAACAAGAGCACGAGCACGCCGCCGACGCGTGTTCCAACTGGCTATGGCGACTGCGGACTGATCCGCGCGCCCTTAACCCCACACACAAGGAACCAAGATTATGGCTGGGCTTTCCGAGAAGCATCGCGAACTGAAGCGTCGGCGCGCTGAAATCGTCGCCAAGATGGGCACGCTGGTGAAAGAGGACACCGATGACGCGCCGATGGACGAGGCGCAGTCGAGCACGTTCGATGAACTCGCCGCCGCGCTCGCCGCGATCGATCAGCGCCTGCAACGCGTCGCCGCTGCCATGGCGGCCGCCGCAGAGGGCGCACAGGACGCGGACGATACCGACCCGGACGCGGACCAGGATGACGACAAGGGCCTGCACCGCCAGCGCCGTGGCTGGCGCATCCCCGCCACCGCGAAGCGCGATCCCGATGCCGGCATCAAGGACAAGCGAGGCATCAAAGCGTCGCGCTACGTGCTGGGTGTGATGCACGCCAGTTTTAACAAGATTTCGCTAGAAAAGGCCGCGGAATTTATCTCTAACCGCTTCGGTGACGAGGTCGTCGCCTACGCCATGACTCCCGAGGGACAGAAAAAGGAACTGATGACCCGGGCGCTCAATGGCGGGGTGACCGGCGAAGGCGGCGCGCTGATCCCGCAAGACTTCATGGCCGATCTGATCGAGCTACTCCGCGCGATGACCGCGGTGCGAGGTGCCGGCCCGATGGAAGTCGGTATGCCGATGGGGAACCTCACGATCCCCCGCCTCGCCGGGGGCGCAACTGCCGCATACCAGAACGAACTTGACGACATCGGCATCAGCCAAGAGCGGTTCGACGATGTGAACCTCGTGGCCAAGAAGCTGACCGCGATGGTTCCGGTGTCTAACGACCTGATCCGCCGCGCGCCGATCGGCGTCGAGGAAATCGTGCGGGACGATCTGGTGCAGACGGTGGCACGCCGCGAGGACCTTGCCTTCCTGCGCGGTGACGGCACCGACAAAGGTCCGGTCGGGATGCGCAGCCTGTGTCTGCCGGCAAACAAAATCACGGTCACCGTGATGCCCGCGACGCCGGGGCCGGGGGACCAACTGACCGCGATCCTGGCAGGCGCTTCGGCCGCGATCCTCGCCCTGCAGAACGGCATGAGCCGCATGATCCGACCCACCTGGATCATGGCGCCGACGATCGCCCGGTTCATCTCCACCGCCCGCGATCAGGTCGGTGGTTTCTACTTCAAGGACGAAATGGCGCGGGGCATGTTCGAAGGCTATCCGGTGCGCCTGACGCAACAAATCCCGACCAACTTGGTGATGACCACGTTCACCAAGGCGAGCGAGATTTACTTCGTGGACATGGCCGATTTTATCATCGCCGATACGTATAATGTTGTGGTCGACGCGTCAGATGTCGCCGCCTACAACGACGGGACCGGCATGGTGTCGACGTTCCAGCGGGACCAGTCGCTGTTCCGCGTCATCGCCGAGCACGACGTGAATATGCGGCACCTTCAGTCGCTGGTCGTGCTGTTGACGCAAGACTGGGGCTTCAGCGGCGTTCCTGGGGCGCCTGGGGCGCCTTACTCGACGCAGCCGCTTAACCCCACATGGTCGCAGGCCGCAGCCATCAGGCCCGCCCTGGCGACCGGCGCGAACGCCCCGCCGACGCTTACCGATCCACACTGACGGGAGAACGCACGATGTCGGACGAAACAACCTCGACGGCGGCGGAGGAAGCTCCGCCGGAGCCGGCCCTTACCGGCGCTCCGCCACGCGATACCGTGGTGACGTTCAATCAGCAGTATCTGAGCTACTACGCGGGCGAGAGCGCTGCCTTTACCCCGGACGAAGCGGCGCGGCTTGCCGAGCTTGGTGTGGTGGGTGAAGGGGCGCCCGCCACCGCCCCGCCGGTCAACGTCGACGTGCCGCACGTCCAGCAAGAGGGCGCCACGCTCAACTGCACCATGGGGAACTGGGAGGGCACACCGACCGGCTACGCCTATCAGTGGCAGCTCGACGGCGTGGACGTTGGCACCGATGCCGACACCTACACCGTCAGCGCGGCCGATGCGGGCCACACCGCGACCTGCATCGTCACCGCGACCAACGACCTGGGGTCGACCACCGCGCCGCCGTCCAATGGCGTGGTGGTCGAGGCGCCGCCGTGAGCGACTTCAGCATGGAGCCGGGCACGCTGGTCCAGATGCGGACCATGCGACGCTTTGCCCACTACTTGGCGGGCGAGATCATCGCCGTGCCTATGGACGCGGCACAGGACCTCGCAGCCAAGCGCCTGGCGCAGCCGCTGGCCATCATGGTGCCGGCGACGGGCGAGGCGTCAGCAGAGTCCAGGCCGTCCGAGCCGATCCGCCAGCCGGCACAGGTGGTGCGCAAGTAACGCGATGTATGCCGCGCTGCGCGTCATCACCCCGCCGGCCAGCGAGCCGGTGACGCTCGATCAGGCGAAGCGGCATTGCCGGATCGATAACGACTATGACGACGATCTGGTGGCGATGTATCTGACCAGCGCGCGGATGTGGGCAGAAACGTTCCTCAACCGCGCGCTGTTCACGCAACAGCTTCAATACAACGTCACATGGTCGCCACCGCCGACTGCAACGCCGCTGGTGCCGCAGTCGCTAATCGTATTCCCGCTCAACTGGCCTCCCCTGGTGAAACGTCCGATCGAGTTGCCGCGCCCGCCGACTATCTCGGTCGAGGGCATCACCTGGGGGCCGATCGATAATATGCAGGCGGCGGACCCGGACGATTACGACACCAACCTGCTGGTCGAGCCGGGCTATATCGCGGTCAAGCCGCAGCTCCTGCCGCGCATCCCGCAGCAATCGATGAGCATCAACTACACCTCGGGCTACAGCGACGCGGACCCGACCGCGATTCCGACGCCGATCCTTCACGGCATCCTGTTGTTGACCGCGTTCCTTTACGAACAGCGCGGCGATGCCGGGGGCGAAATGCCCGTCGCCGCTCGCAACATCATGCAGCCATACCGTCTCTGGACTTTCGCGGGGTGATCACATGTCCCCACTGATGTTGATCCTGGTCGTTGTGCTGGTGGTGGTGCTGCTCGGCGGCGGCTACGGCTACCGCAGCGGCTGGCATTCCAGTCCCTACTATGGACCGGGCTTTGGCATTGTCGGCATCCTGGTCGTGGTCCTGCTGGTGCTGTTGCTCATGGGTCGCCTGTGAGTGCCTGACAACGCCTCGGGGCAATTGCCCGCCAGCTCGGGGATTGGGTCGCTGCGGTGGCTGGTGACGCTGTATCGCCGCGACCAAGCGCCGGCCGATGACATGGCGTTGCAGGAAAACTTGGTCCCGCTCGCCACCGTCCACGCCGACATTCAACCGACCTATGCGAGCACGTTCTATCAATCGACGCAGGTCGATACCCCGATCACGCACATGATCAACATCCGCTGGCAGGATTACCCCGCCACAATCGAGGTGGTCGCCCGTAGCACAACGCGGCCCGATCGCTCGCAACGGACTGAACTCTACCGGGTCCGGCGCACGAAAGAGGTCGGGGGCCGCAAGCGGTTCATCCAGATGGAATGCGAGCTTGAGCATAGCCGCACGACGCCAGACGACAGCGACGCAACGCGCAATGATCTGCTGACCGAGCCTTATGCTGGGGCCATCGGCCTGACGATCTGGGATGACGGCGCCACCATCTGGGACGACGGCGCCACCGCCTGGGACGTGCCATCGTGAGCGACCTCAAGCTGACCGTCACGCATTGGGGCACCGTCGCGCTCGACAAGCGCGAGCTGCGAAAGCTGATGCGCGCCGCCGGCAATGATATCAAGAACAAGACTGGGCGCCTGATCAATCAGAGCCAGGGCAGCGGTCGGCAATACGGCAGCCACCGCGCATCGGCGCCGGGCCAGCCACCGACTCGCCTCTCGGGCGATCTCCGGTCCTCGCTCAAGACCTATCCATTCAAGACCGGCGAAGGGTTCGCAGTGCGCGCCCGCGCAAAATACGCGACGCCGCTGGAAGTCGGGGCCTTTGGCGGTGCGCGCGGTAGGGGCCACGACCACCGCAAGGCGTCGGCGCCCGTGCGCAAGGCCCGCGCTAAGGCACGCGGTCAGCGCCGCGAGATGGAACCGCGTCCCTTCCTCGATCGCGTCATGACGCAAGAGGAACCCGAGCTGAACCGCCGCGTGCGCAAGGCGCTGGAAAACGCGTTGACCTGGAAAGAGACCAAGGCGCCGTGAGCGCGACCGCGGTGCCCTCGATCATGGCCACCTTCATTTCCCAATTGCGCACCAACGCCCCGATATTCGCTGGTCGTGTGGCGGGCGCGGCCGAGTTCTATGCAGGGCTGAAGAATTACAACACCTCGATGGCGCTCCCCGCTGCCTACGTGCTGCCGCTCGGCCAGGAAGCCGGACCGAACCAAGCGGCGGGCGGCGACCTCATTCAGATCGTTCAAAAGACCATCGGTGTTGCGGTCGAACTTGACGCCCAGACCGATCGGCGCGGGCAGGACCCGGCGATGCAGTTTCAGGTGATCGAAAGGCAGCTATTCGCCTCAGTGCTCAACATGCTCCTGATGGATGCCTGCCCACGCATGTCCAAGGGCGTCTATTTCCAGGGCGCCCGCTATCTCGACCTCGACCGCGCGCGGCTGTTCTACCAGTGGGAATTCGGCCTCGATTGGCAGATCAGCACCGCCGATGGTGTGCAGCCGCAATCGGTGCCGCTCGCCACGATCGAGGTGGACATCTTCAAGGCGCCGGTCGCTCCGGGCGAGAAGCCGGCGGCCGTTGTGCTGATCCCGACCGGCGATCCGCCTTATCCGCCAGCCACTGATGGCCCCTGGCCAGTCACGAAGGATGCCGCCGAATGAGCAGCCTTATTGATCCGACCAAGCCAACCGAAACGCGCGCATTCACTGCTGATGTGCGCGACAACTTCGCCGCTGCAAAGGCAGAGATCGAGGCATTGCAACAGGGTGCCGGCAATGGCGGCGGTGGCTCGACAGGAGGCCCGCTCAATCTCTGGGGCGCGTCCAGCACCATCAACGTCTATGACGCGCAGATTTCCGCGACCGGAGGCGCGACGGTTCCAGGTAATGATGGCCAGGGCGATCTAAACTATCTAGCTGGGCGCCATGTGTTCAAGGGCCACGACGGCACGACGCAGTTTCGCGTCGGCAACGTGCCGTGGTCGTGGCAGTGGTGGGAAGCTATCGGCGCGTCAACCGGCACACCGGCGACACTACGCGCCGGCAGCGATCTCAACCCGGACTGCGACGGCGTAATTGCCTTGCAAGGGCACGGGCAGCTTACCATCGGCAACGATGAGGGCACATTCGCCACGTTCCTGAACATCAATCAGCAGATCATCAACTATCTGCAAGTCACACCAGGAGGCTACAATCAGGGCGTCTCGATCGCGGCGGCTGGTGGCGATGGTATTGCGTGCAACTTATTACTGAATGCAAATTACAATGGCAGTGTGGTCGCCGCCAATTCAGACGGTCCTTTAGCGGTATTCGCTGATCCGTCTGCCAGCAGCGGCATTCCGCGCACCAGCTATTTTAGGTTTACGGCAGGGATGAGTGGCACTCCGCCCGTCATAACTCTGGGAGGCGGCACCAATGACCCTATTGCCATACAGAGTCCGGGCGGCGCAGCCGTGAACCTGGAGAACAGCAACGGCGTGCTCGCAGCCTTCAATGATCCCGTCGGCACCGCTGGCACCCCACGCACCAGCTATTTTAGGTTCACGGCAGGAGCGGTCGGAGCGATTCCCACGATCACCCTCGGGGGCGGAACGAATGATGCTATCCGGTTGTATGCCCCAGGCACCGGGGCCGTTTCGCTGGGTAATGCCACGGTGGGCACGAGCCTCGCGGTGGTCGATCCGGGAGCCTCGCCAGTTACAAGTTATTTTCAGTTCAAGCCGGGGGTTAGCGGCGTCAGTCCAGTCTTGGGTCTCGCCACAAACGCCGGAACGACTGTCGATGCGATGCACCTTGCCACGCTTGGCAACGGCGGATTTATTGTCGAGAACATCAACGGACGACTTTTAACGCTTGTCGATAATAATCCGATCGGCACCCCAACTGTCGCATCGCTCCGTGTCTCAAGTCCCAGTGGTGCGGGAGCGTTGATCCTCGGAATGACGGCCGGCACCGGCACCGACGTTCCGTTGAACCTGCAATCACTCGGCGCGGGCGAAATCGCGTTTCAGACCGCAGGCGGCACCAAACAGGCGCGCGTGCTGCATATCACGGCAGCAACGCGGACGGTCGATATGATTGGCGGCGGCGGCGGTGCGAGTGTGGCTGTCAGACCATCGGCAGGTAGTTTGTATCTCGGTGCTGCCGGGCCGCTGGCGACGACGGCCACGGGCGGCTTTATTCAAATCCCGACCTGCGCGGGACCGCCGACCGGCGTGCCGACCGAGGCATCTCTCGGCGCAACGATGGTCTTCGACACGACAGGGAACAAGCTCTGGATCTATAACGGTTCCTGGCGATCGGGGGCGTTCGCATGAGCATCATTGGCGCCATTCGTTGGGATGCTTGGTATTCCTGGACGCAGGGGGGCCTTTCCGAAGGTGTGCAGAAACAATTCTCGGTTGCCGGTTTGCAAAGCCGCGCACCTTGGTTCGCACAAGTCGCGTCGCCTTATCAGTTGAAATGCGTCGGCACGCAGGCGAATGTTGATACCGAATGCCAGATGGCCGCAACTGCTGGCATCGATTACTTCGCGTTTGATTGCTACCAGCCGGGAAATGCGTTTGCCTTCGCCAGCACCGAGATGTCGCAGGCGTGGACCTACTATCAGGCCAGTCCAAACAATCACCTTACTAAGTGGTGTTGGATAACCTTTCCGAACCATTGGAGTTCCGCGAACTTCGCTGACAATTCGTGGCAGGCATTCCTGACCACCGTGGCGACGCAGCATTGCAAGCAGACCAACTATCAAAAGGTAATGGGCAACCGACCGCTCGTGTTCATCTTCGGGGTTAACAGCGCGGTCAACACGTCGCAGATGGCAACCGCCGTCAGCTATTTCCGCAATCAATGCACAAGCGTCGGCCTCGGCACACCATACATGGTGATGCAGACCGATGGAGGCGGCAGCGCGGCTCAGTTGATGGCGCGCGCCACGGCGTGCGGCTTGGATGCTGTGTCGAACTACGCGACGCCTGTTCTACAGGAGTGGAGAACGCCGATCCCTGGAAGCTATGACACGCTCGATACCGGAATGCAGGGAGTATGGGCGGCGCAGGCGGCGGCAGGGAAGGTTATCCCGACCGGCTGTTGCGGCTGGGACACGCGGTGCCGCATTGCTGCGCCGGAGGCCAATACCGCGACGCTGCCGCGCGTCGGTGGTCTGCTTTACTGGAGCAATCCAACACCAGCCCGTGCCGCGCAGCATGTGCAAAGCTTGATGTCGTTCGTCGCAAACAATCCGACAGCGTGCGAGGCGCAGGCGGCGCTTCTCTATTCCTGGACCGAATGCACCGAAGGGTCGGTGCGCGCGCTTATTCCGACGCTGGGTGATCCCCCGGTTGGAGGGACTACAAATTTGCTGACCGCAGTCAAAGGCGTGTTGCGGCCGTGAAACTTACGACGCGGCGGCAGATTTATGGAGGGGAGCCAGATCGCATGGATATGCAGCCGCTTGAACCTAACAAGCAGCCGCCCGATCCCAACAGGCCGATGAACGCCACGTTGACCGCGCGAGAGTGGGATGTCGTCTTGGGGCTGCTATTTGAAACGGCGATGGCGCAGCGCGTTTCGCGACCGATCACCGACGCCCTGTTGCGGCAACTACAGCCGCAGTTGCAGCCGCTATCAACGTCGGAAGTCATGCAAGGGTTGGACGCACCCCCGTGAATCGCCGCACCGCTCTATTGAGTAGCATATCGACCGCCGTGCTTGCCGCCGCGCGCGCACTTGCGCAGCCGGTGCCTATCGGCTCGCCCGTGGGTTCGCGCAGTCTTGGGCCTGGACCGCTCTCAGCGGTAGGTGGCCCGCCACCATCGCTCGATCTGTCGTTTATGACGCCAGGATCAATGCCATCCGGCATTACCTTCGCCCGAGCGTCAACCGCGACATACTTCAACGTCGCCGGCACCATGCAGACGGCGACTGCAAATACACCACGCTGGGACTATTCAGTCACTGGCTCTGTGCTGAAAGGGCTGTTTATTGAGGGCGCCGCGACCAACATCCTGCTGAACAGCGCAACGCTCGGCACCCAGTCCGTCGCCGTCACGGCGCAAGCATACACGCTGTCATTCTACGGCACCGGCACCATCACGCTCAGTGGCGTATCGACCGCAGGGCCTCTGGTCGGGGCAGGAGCGTTTCCGGCACGCATCTCGCTGTCATTCACACCGGCCGCCGGCACGCTAACGCTGACCGTCACCGGCACCGTGCAGAGTGCCCAGTTGGAGGCCGGCAGCTTTTCCACCAGCTACATTCCGACGACGGCCGCAGCAGCGACACGCGCGGCAGACGCCTGCGCGATGACCGGCACGAACTTCTCGTCATGGTTCACCAGCAATGCGGCGGGTTCATTCGCGGCGGAAGTGTTCTACAGCATCATCCCACCTGGGGCGACTGGAACCGGCCGGCTGATCGAGTTGTCAGATGGCACGACAGCCAACTTCCTGTCCATGCTGCCAGCATTCAGCACAAATCAGTATCAACTTGCATCGACCATTGCCAGTGTTGCGGGAACGAGTCTGATCGCATCGTCGGGAACAACCCCGCCAAGCGTCGTGGTCAAAGGAGCGACTGCCTACGGCGGTGGCAGTCGGTTCTTCTGCGCCAATTCCGGTGGAGGATCCGGCCCTAGCCCGGTCGTATCGACGCCTGGGGGCATCGCTACCGTGACGCAACTCGGCATCGGCAATCGGCCTGATCTGGCGCGACCCCTGGCCGGTTATATACGACGCATCCGTTACTGGCCGCGCACGCTGTCCGCTACTGAGCTACAACAGGTGACCACATGAGAAGTGTTGCGCAAACGCTCGCGGCGGCGACGATCACCGCGTCTCTGGCGATGTCGCCGGCTTTCGCCGAGTCCGTCTTTACCGTATCGGGGCCGATCACGCTGGTCCCGCTCGATGTCGCCACCGTCACCACGGGTGGCGCCGCTGTGACCGCGCTCGCGGCGGCACATCGCAACAAGGGCGGATGGCTGTTTAACCCCAACTCCGCGACCGTCAATCTTTGCATCAACGAGATTGGCGCCGCCTCAGGCACAACGTCAGCCGGCAACACGACCTGCATCACTCCTGGGCAGACCTACGTGCTCGCCGCCTCGCCCAATGCCGTCAGCGTCATATCGTCCGACAGCGCGCATCCCTTCAGTGGTTACGGCTGGAACTAAATCCCCTCGATAACGGAGGCTCACAGATGAAAGTCATACCCGCACCGGACCGCCTCGTGCGTGATCCGATCAGCATGATGTTACTGCCAGAGGAAGGTCGCGAGGTTCCCGACGATGACCCGTTCTGGAACCGCCGCTTACGCGATGGTGATGTGACCATCTTCGTCGAGCCACCGCCAGAGCAACGCCAGCGCGCGCCGGCCGCCCCGACGCCGCCACAGCCGCAGAAGGGGACATAAGCCGTGGCCATAAACTTCACATACTATCCGACCAGCAACCGGGTCCCCGGTGTGTACGTCGAGATGGACGCATCAAACGCCAACACCGGCACCGTGCTGCAAAGCACGCTGCTCATTGGCCAAAAGACGGCCGCCGGCACCGCCGTTCAAGACACGCCGATCGAAGTGCAGAGCGTGGCACAGGTGCTCAAGCTCTGCGGCCAAGGGTCGATCCTCGCCGCGATGGCGCAACGTTATCTGGCGCGCGATCCGTTCGCCGATCTCTGGTTGCTGCCGCTTATCGACCCCGCCGCTGGCGCTGCCGCAACCGGGACGATCACGGTCACCGGCACCGCGACCGCCTATGGCACGCTCAACCTCTACATCGGTGGGCAACGCGTCCAGGTCGGTGTCAGCACGGGCGATACCGCCGCGATTATCGGGCCGAATATCAACGTTGCCATCAACGCCAATGATGACCTGCCGGTGACAGCTACGGCGGTCGCTGGCGTCGTCACGCTTACCGCGCTGAATAAAGGCTTGCTCGGCAACGACATCAACCTGCAAGCCAATTACCTCGGCACCAATGGCGGCGAATATCCGGTGCCCGGCGTGACGGTCGCATTCACCGCAATGGCAGGCGGGACCTCCAATCCGACGTTGACGGCCGGTCTGGCAAACCTGTCCTCGAAACCCTACGACTTTATATGCACGCCCTATAACGACTCCGCGTCGTTGAATGCGTTGCAGACCTTCCTAGCCGATGACGTGGGCCGGTGGTCCTGGCAGGAAATGATATATGGCGGCGCGTTCTCCGCCTTCCGTGGCACGCTCGGCGCCTGCACCGCTTTCGGCACCGCGCGCAACGATCAGCATATGTCGATCGTGGCGTTCAACGGTTCGCCCGATCCGGTCTGGATATGGGCATCTGAGTATTGCGCCGCTGCGGCCGCCAGCCTGCGGGCCGATCCAGGGCTGCCGCTGCAATACATCGACACGACCCTGCAAGCACCGCCGGTCGCCGCTCAGTTCACCCTCGGCGAGCGCAATACCCTGCTCTATGACGGCATGAGCACGACGCGTGTCAGCGACGCGAATACGGTCGTCATCGAGCGCGCTGCCACGACCTATCAGAAGAACGCGGCCGGCGCGGTGGACAACTCATACCTCGATGTCGAGACGATGTATGGGCTGATGTTCGTCGCGCGTGATCTGTCAAACTATCTGCTGACCCGCTACGCGCGAAAGAAGCTGGTCAGCGACACGACGCCGATCCTCGCCGGCTCTAACTGCGTAAATGCCCCCATGATTAAAGCGAGCGTGATCATGGAATACCGGGCGCTGGAGTCTGCCGGCTACGTGCAGAACAGCGCGACCTTCGCACGCAGCGTGGTGGTCGAGGATGCGGGGTCAGGGCTCGTGAAGATTCTGGCCCCTGTAGATTTGGTGCAACAACTAAGACAAATTGCGATCTTGCTTCAATTTCGGAAAAGTTAGGAAATGACCCGCGAAGAACTGAACGCCTACTACCGTCAGAAACGCGCCGTCAACCCCGAGGCGGCACGGGCGGCAGAACGCCGCTATCGCGAGCGTCATCCCGACCGGGTGAAGAAGGTGCAGCAGGCGTATAACCAGTCGAACGCCGGCCGCGCCAGATTAGAGAAGTGGCAGAAAGCGAACGTAGAGGCGCGGACTGCTTACAAACGTCAGTGGCGCGACGCGCATCCAGATGCAGAGCGCGCCAGCTACGTGAGGCGATATCAAGACGAAACCACGCGCATTGGTATCATTTTGCGCAACGGGCTTCGGCAAGCTCTGAAATGGCAAAAGACACCAAAGGATTGGCGGCCCGATGCAAAGATTGGTGCCCTTGTCGGGTGCAGCCGGTCCGCGCTTGTCGCGCATTTGGAGTCGCAGTTCTTACCCGGCATGTCGTGGACGAATTATGGCCGTAAGGGCTGGCATGTGGATCATATCCGGCCGTGTTGCACATTCGACCTGACGCAGCACGAACAGGTCCTTGCATGCTTTAATTTCCGCAATCTCCGTCCGCTCTGGGAAACCGAGCATCTCCGACGCAGCAAGAGAGGAAATGTGTGATGGCTAACTGCGTAGCGCTGGCTGGAATTACCGGGCTCACCGTGGATGGGAACGCATTCATGGTTGTTTCGGATGTGACATGGAGTCCCGTTCGTTGGAAGCGTGAGACGTTGCTCGGCCTCGACAGCGTGCACGGCTTCAGCGAGGTGCCGTCGCAGGGGTTCATCGAGGCCACCTTGCGCGATAGCGCCGATATCACGGTCGGCGATTTCAACGAGATGCGCTGCGTTGAGGTCCAAGTGTCGCTGGCCAGCGGCAAGGTCGTGGGCGGTGCCAACATGTGGTGCGTCAGCGCGACCGAGGTGCGTGCCGCCGAAGGCACCTTCCAGGTGCGCTTTGACGGTATCGACGTGTCCGAGACCTTCGCATGATGGATGCAATCTCAAGCGAGTTCGATGCTGACGACGGCGGCGAGGACGAAGCGCTACCGCGCACGCTCGATCTCGATATCGATGTGACGTTTCAAAAGAAACGGTTCACGTCGCTGCACCTGGAAGAACCCACGGCGAAGCAGTTGGAACGCGCTGAGCTGGAGCTGAACACCACGAACCCGACCGCTTACACGATGCGCCGCTATCAGATCGCGCTGGTTGCAGCCGTCGCCAAGGTGCCGCGCGAGGTGGTGCTGGAGCTACGGCATAGCGAGCTGACCAAGGCATTCGATTTTTTAGCCGAACTGCTCGCGCCTACCCCCAAGGATGGCGCGAGCTGATTGCCGACCTGACGCGTTTTTGGGGTTGGGGTCCGCACGACGCCTGGGGCCTGACCGGAACGCAACTCATCTGGTGGGCCGAGCAAGCTCGCCGCATCGCTGAGCGCGAACGCGAGGCGCGGAATTAGCGTGGCAATGCACGGGTTTCTACGTCACGTTAGCCATATGCCACACAAAGACCCCGCAGCTCATGCCGCCTACCACGCGCGCTATCGGGCAGAACACAAAGCCGAAGCGGCAGCGCATTCAAAGAAATGGCGGTTGGAGAACCCTGAGCGCAGCCGAGAATTGGCGCGCGCGCGGGTGAAGAAGTGGCGGCAAACGGAAAATGGTAAAGCCACCGAGGCGGCCTATAAGACACGTGACCCGGAAGGATATCGGGCCATGAAGAACAGTGCGACGGCCCGTTGGAGAGCAAAATATCCTGACAAGGCTAAAGCGAGTGAACGGGCGGAGAACCGGAGACCTTCCAAGCGTGCAGCTATGGCGGCGGACTGGAAGCGGCGATATGGGCAATCGCCAACGTTCCGAATTGCGCAAAATATGCGCTCGCGGATCAATGTGGCGTTGCGGAAGGCTGGAGGCTTAAAGGCAAAGCGCTCCCTAGACCTCGTTGGATGCACGTCGGTCGAGTTAAAGGCTTACATAGAAAGCAAGTTTCTACCGGGCATGAGTTGGGAAAACCGGACGCAGTGGCACATCGACCACATAACGCCATGTGCCGCATTCGATTTGGTAGACCCAAAGCAACAGCGCTTGTGCTTTCATTTTACCAACCTCCAACCACTTTGGGCGATCGATAACCTTTCAAAGGGCAAGAGGCGGTAAAATGGCCGGTTACTCGGTCAGTTATTCTGTCACCGATAATGCGACCAAGCAGATTGACGCGATCAACAAGCGCATCACCGCGATGCGCGCGCCGATGGAGCGCATGTCGCGCTCGGTCTCCCGCTTCGTCGATGTGTCAGGACTGCGCAAGGTAGCGCAGGGCTTCGAGTGGATCGGCAAGACAGCGGCGGGCGTATTCCGCACGCTGTCGCAGATCGTCCCCGTCATGGGTGCGATTACCGGCGCCGCCTCGATCGCCGGCATGGTCAAGCTGGTGAACAGCTATGCCGACTGGTCGCACCAACTCGTGCAGAACGCCGACGACATCGGCATTACGACGCAACAGCTTCAGCAGTTCCAGGATGCGACGCGGCTCGCGGGTGGCAACGCCAGCGACATGACCGGCAGCTTGAAAGCGCTGCACACCAATCTGGCAGACTTCGCCATCGGTCGTGGCAGCTTCGCCGAAGTCGGTCAGATGGCGAACTATCTCGGCGTCAACCTGCGGGACGCAAACGGGCAAATCCGCAACGCCGCCGACCTCATGCCGGAATTGATCCAGAAGATTGCCGCGCTGCCCGATCCGATGAACCGCTCGCGCGCCGCGACCGCACTGTTGGGCGCCGAGGGTAACAAGCTGGTCGAGACGTTCCGCCAGTCGCACCAAGGCTTCCTGGCGGCGTTTGCCGATGCCGGCCGCTATACCGAACTGACCGACGAACAGAAGCGCAGCCTGCAACTGTTCACCGAGGCGCAGGGCCGCGCTGGCGTCGCGTTCGATCATCTCGGCCAGCAAATCTCGGTGGTGCTCGCGCGCGACTTCGCCCCGCTGCTCAACCGCCTTTCCGAGTTCGTGGAAAAGCACACACCCGATATCGTCAAGGCGATTGACGATCTGTCGCAGCGCTTCGCCGCATGGCTTGGTGGCATCAAGTGGGATGATGTCGAGGCCGGGGTTAACAAGTTCATTGAGTCGCTGAAATGGGTGGTGACCCACCTCGACACGATCCTGAAAGCGGCCGGTGCCATCGTGACGCTGTTCGCCGTGGGATGGGGCGTCGGCATCATCGCCAACATTGCGGCGGTGGTTGCTGCCCTCGCGCCACTGAGCGCCGCGCTTGCCCCGATCCTCGCCGGCCTCGCGCTGATCGCCACGCCAGCGGTCGATGCGGCGATCAAGGGCGTGGAAGAGTCCGAGGCCAGGAAGCAGGGCTTTGAGAAGCGAGGCGGCTCCACGTGGAACCCGTTCGACAAGATACCCCACTGGGTCAATCCCAAGACCGGCGAGGACATCCCGGAGGTGGAAATGCGCCGCCGGCTCGGTGCGGACCCGAACACCGGCTTTTCGCCTACGCACTTGCCGGACGCCAACGCGAAGGCCTCGACCGCGCCGGGGGCGCCTGCCGGCGGCTGGCTTGAACGCGGGCTGGGCTGGCTGTGGAACCGCGCCAAGAACGGACCGCCCGAAATCCAGCAACAAGGGGGCCTCGCCGCAACACCGCTCGGGAGCCTCATCTCGCGGGGCGAGGGCGATTATAGCTCGGTCAACCGGGGCGCGGCTGGCGGATACGCCGCCGGAACCGAGGACCTGGAGAACAAGACCGTCGCCCAGGTGATGGCCGATCAGGCAGCGCAAAAATACAATGCCGCCGGCCGCTATCAAATCATCGGTTCGACGCTCAAAAGCGCGGTCGCCTCGATGGGCCTCAAGGGTGACGAAAAATTCGACCGCGCGATGCAGGATCGCATCTTCGGCGAATATCTCGCGGGTGAGAAACGACCGGCGATCCGCGATTATGTCAGCGGCAAGAGCAACGACCTTGCGGCGGCACAGCTCGCGGCGGCGCAGGAATGGGCCTCCGTCGCCGATCCCAGGACAGGCCAGAGTTACTATGCTGGCCAGGGCAACAACAAAGCCTCGATCAGCGCGGCGGAAATGTCAGAGGCGTTGCAAAAGACGCGCGCACAGATCGCCGCCCGCACGGCGACGCCAGCCGTTCCGGCCGCGCCGGCCGTCGCCGCTGCGCCGTCCGTGACCGTGCCGGGACAAGCGCCGGTCAACGGCTCGGTCAACGTGGACATCACCCACAAGAACGCGCCACCAAACAGCGCCGTCACCGCGACCGGCACCGGCTCGGTCAACGTCGCGCCCGTGCGCGTCGAGCACCAGGACATGGCCAACATATGAGCGGCAGCACCGTCACCGACATTGCCCGCCTGGGGCAGAGCTTCAGCGGATCGCAGCAACCGGACAGCTCGGGCGCGTCATGGTCCGCCGGCTCGTGGGCGCAGCAACTGCAACCGGGTTCCTGGCGCGGTGTGGGCTTCGTCCTCGATGCCGGAGACACCGCCGCCGGCCGGCGCGTCGCGATCCATGAATACCCCTACCGCGACACCGCCTGGGCGGAGGACCTTGGCAAGCTGCCGCGGCGGTTCTCGATCCAGGCCTATCTGACCGGCGATGACGTCTATCAGCAGCGCGACGCGATGGTCGCCGCCTGCGAACAGCCTGGGCCCGGCACGCTGGTGCATCCCACGCTCGGCGCGATCCAGTGCGTGCTGCTGGAGTTCCAGACCACCGACCGCCGCGAGCGCGGGCGCTACATCGAGGTGCAGTTCTCATTCATCCTGGCCGGGGATGTGCAATTCCCGTCCTCGCTCACGGCGACCTTGCAGAACGTCGGCGCTGCGGTCGCCGGCCTCAACCTCGCCTCGGCATCTGACCTGGGGGCGACGCTCGGCGGCCTCGGCAACGTGGCGGGCGCCGTCGCCGATGGCGTGGGGCAGTTCACCGCGATTGCGCAAACCGCCGTCGGTGACGCCTCGCGCATATTCAACAGCGTGCGGGGGCTACAGGGCTACTTCGGGCGGTTCGATACCGGGAGCCGCTCAACCCTCCAACCGGTGACCGCGACCGTCCAGACAGCCCTAGCAGCCGCCACGACGGCGCGCACGGCGGTCTATGCCGCGTCCGATCTGGTCAACACCGCCGCGAGTTTCCTGTGAGCGCGCATTCCGACTCCTTCGCTGCCGCCGGGGTGCAGCTCGCCACCGCGCTCGCCGCCGCCGCGACCGACCCCGCCGACGCGATCCGGCTCCTGCTTGTGCTGGCCGGCTGGATACCGCCGCCGATCGTCGGCGATGGCCCGATCACGGCCCAGATGAACGCCGCGCAGAACGCCGTTGCCAGCAACCTGCGATGCGCCGCGTGCGCCGCCCTGGGCAACGCCTCGGCGGCCTATCAGCCGATCAGCTACCAAGACGCCCAGGCGGTCCGCGTCGCCGTCTGCGGTGCCCTGGACGCGGAAGCGACCCGCGTCGCGGACGCCGGCATGGATGCCACCTATCAGGCGCTGCGAACGCTCCGAGCCGCCGTTGCCCTCGACCTGGGGGTGCGTGGTGCCAACCTCGCTTGGCTGGTGGAGATTGATACCCGCGCCTCGATGCCATCGTTGGCATCGGCTTGGACGCTCTACCAGGACACGACGCGCGAGCCGGGGCTGGTCGCGTCCGCCGACGTGGCGCATCCGCTGTTCATGCCGCTCTCATTTCCGGCGCTGAACGCATGAGCGCCGCGCACGGCGTCGTCACCAGCGGGCCTCCGCCTGGCGCAACCGATCAGCTCACGCTCATTGTGGGCAATCAGTCGTTGACCGGCTGGCAGCGTGTCTCGGTGACACGCCCGCTCGCCGCCATCCCGGCAAGCTTCTCGATCGAGACGACAGAGCGCTACCCCAACGCCCCCGACATTGCGCTGCAAGCCGGCCAACCGTGCACCGTCCAGATCGGCTCCGACCTCGTGCTGACCGGCTATGTCGATCGTTATGCGTCCTCGGTCAGCGCCGGCAACCACACGGTGCGGATCGAGGGCCGCAGCAAGAGCTGCGATCTGGTCGACTGCTCCGCCCTGGTGCAGAACACCAGCGCCGGCAGCCCGAGCACACCTGGGATGCAGATGTTAAACGGCGACGCGGTATCGATCGCGCAGCGGCTTGCCGCGCCCTACAACGTCACGATCAACACCAGTGCCGAGGGGCCGTTTAGGGCGATCCCGCAACTCAACATCAACCTGGGCGAGACGGTCTGGGAGATCATCGATCGGATTACCCGCTATTCCGAACTGGTGCCCTATGACATGCCGGACGGCTCGGTGATGCTGGCGACGGTGGGCACGCAGTCGATGGCGTCAGGGTTCACGCTCGGCGAGAACATCGAGGCCGCCGATATCATGATGTCGATGGACCAGCGATATCAGGAATACGAAGGCCACCTGATGTCCACGATGGCGCTCGGCACCGATGCCGGGGTGAACGCGCCATTGGTCGGCCAGATCGTGCGCGATGACGACGTGCCGCGCTTTCGCAAGCTCTACATCATTAGCGAGCAGAGCATCGACGGCCAGCCGATCGCCGGTCAGCGCGCGATCTGGGAGAAGAACAGGCGCTGGGGACAGAGCTTCGCTTTCAGCGTGACGTGTGACTCCTGGCGCGACGCGGCGGGCACACTCTGGGCACCGAACATGCTGGCGCCGGTCAACGCGCCGCAGCTCAAGGTCGACCCGACCAAGTCCTGGCTGATTGGCACCGTCACCTACACGCGCGATGAAAGCGGCCAGCACGCGCACCTTGGGCTCTGGCCGAAAGAGGCATTCAGCGTCGAGCCGACCGCGCCCGGCTATCTGATAATGAACGAGGGGTTGAACGCGAATAACCCCACCAAGCCGAATGCGGACGCCACGGGGGGCAATCCACCGGCCCGCACGGTGCCGCAGGTATGAGCGTCGCGGATCGCCTGTATCGTCGCGTGATGAACATGGTTGCGACGGTCAAGATTACCGCGACCGATGACACCGGCCCGGTGCACCGCGCACAGGTGCGGGGCTTCCCGCCCGAGACAATCGACAACATGCCGGTGCTGCAAATCTATGGCCTCGCCTCGCACGCCATGCCTGGGTCCGATGCGACCGCGCTATTCACTTCCGGGGACCGCAGCAACGGGACGATCATCGCGACCGGCAATCAGCAATATCGCCTGCGCAATCTCAAAGCCGGCGAGGTCGCGCTCTACACCGACGAAGGCGACAAGATCGTATTTTCTCGCGGCAAGATCGTCGCCATAACCTGCGGCACCAAGGTGACCATCGATTGCCCGCTGGTCGAGATGTCGGGCGATCTGCATGTCAAAGGCGAAGTCGTGCGCGGTGCCGGCACGGGCGGGTCGGTGACGCTCGGTCAGCACACCCACCAGCAGGGGTCGGACGCGCACGGCGACGCCGAGCAACCGACCCATCCCCCGACGGCGGGCACCTAATGACCGGCTGGATTGAGGACGAACTTGGCCTGCCGATCATCACGGGCACCGGACCGCTGTCGCCCGCGAACCTATCCGGCGATGTGCTGGTGTTGTGGGACAATAACAACGCCATCGGCGACTGGCAGCTCGCGGACGGCGATTTGCAAACCGGCCAGGATTTAGAAACCGCCTGCCTCGTATCGCTGTTCACCGATCGCCTCGCGACGCCCGACTTTGTGCCGACCGATGGCACAACCGATCGCAGGGGCTGGTGGGCTGATCCCTACAATGATCAGCCGCTCGGCTCGAACCTCTGGCAACTCTCGCGCGCCAAGAAAACCCGCGACACGTTGGGGCTGGCGCGCACCTATGCCCTCGATGCGCTGCAATGGCTGATCGCCGATGGCATCGCCGCACAGGTTGATTGCAACACCATGTGGCTGGGCGGCGCCGGCTCGACCGCGCTCGGCATCGCGATCGCGATCGTCAAGCCGGATGGCAGCCTGACGCGGTTCCTGTTCGGCTGGGCGTGGCAGGGGCTTGCAACCTTGCCCTCGCCCGTGTTCGTGCCTCCGGTTCCGATGCGGCAACTGCGGATGTCCCGATAATGCCCTTCGCTCGGCCTACCCTGACCGCGCTGCGCAATCAGGCATTGCAGGACATCACCACGTCAGGCGTGCCCGGCCTCGACGGGCTGTTGCGCAACTCCGTCCTGCGCGTGCTCGCGTGGTGCATCGCGGGCCTGACGTATTCGCTCTACGGGTTCATTGACTGGATCAGTCGCCAAGCGGTGCCGTTTACCGCAACCGACGAGTTCCTGCACGCATGGGCCGCACTGATCGATGTCTATCAGCTCGATGCCACCGCCGCGTCCGGCGTCGCACAGTTCACCGGCACGCCGAACATCGCGATCCCGCTCGGTGCCACCATGCGGCGCCAGGACGGCACGCCCTACGTGTCCACCGCTGATGCCGGGTCCGACGCGACCGGCGTCGCCCTGGTCCCGTTCGTCGCCTCGATCACGGGCGCGATCACCAACTGCGATGACGGCACGCCCATCTCGCTCGATACGCCGCCCCCTGGCATCAACGCGGGCGGGGTGACCGTGGGGCTTACTCGCGGCGGCACTGATCAGGAAACCGAGGCCGCGCTACGCACGCGCATGTTGGCCGAATATGCCGCCCCGCCGCACGGGGGCAGCGGTGCCGATTATGTTTCCTGGGCAACGGCCGTGCCGGGTTGCACGCGGGCATGGCCGCTCCCCGAGGCGCAGGGGCCGGGCACCGTGACGGTGTTCGTCATGTTCGATGTGGTCAACGAAGCGGTGGGCGGCGTTCCGATCGGCACCGATGGAGCTGCGTCGCTGGAATATCGCGCCAACACCGCGACCGGCGATCAGCTCGCGGTCGCCGATGCGATCTGGCCGGTGCAGCCGGTGACCGCGCTGGTGTACGTCGTCACGCCCGTGCTTCTGCAGGTGGCTGTTACGCTGAAGGACCTAACGCCGAACACGATCGAACAGCGCGACGCCGTGGTGGCGTCGCTGGAAGATATGTTCCTGCATACCGCACAGGTTGCCGGCACGCTCTACCCATCGAGCGTTTATCAGGCGGTCCTGTTGACGCCTGGGGTGCAGCATTTTGAAGTGATCGAGCCAGCCGCGCCGATCGTCGCCGCGCCAGGGCAGCTCCCGATCCTTGGACAGTTCACCTCGCTATGATCCTTCGCACCGCGCTGGACTACCTGATTCAGTTTCAACGCCTGCTTCCGCGTGGCCGCATCTGGCATCGCGGCCTCGGCACGTTGCAGGCGCAGGACCTGCTGACGTTGATGCTGACGCCAGCGCGCCTCGACCAGCGCGCGCAGCAACTGCTGATCGATGCATTCCCGTGTTCGACCCTGGAGCTGTTGCCGGAATGGGAGGCGTCGCTCGGCCTGCCTGATCCGTGCACCGGCCCACTCGACTCGCTCGCAGCGCGACAGGCGGCGGTCTGTGCGAAGTTCTCCGCGCGCGGTGGCGCCTCGATGGCCTATTTCATCGGCCTCGCCGCCGCGATGGGCGTGACGATCACCATCACGCAGTTCTCGCCGTTCTATGCCGGCCGCAATCGCGTCGGTCAGCGGCTGTTCAACACCGGCTGGGCCTATGTCTGGCAGGTCACGCTATCGGGTGAAGTGGTTACCTACTTCCGCACCGGAGCGAGCCGAGTTGGCGATCGTTTGGTGACGCTGAGCGATGTCGCCTCGATCCTGCAATGCGTGTTCAACGCCTATAAGCCGGCCCACACGACAGTGATCTTCAGCTATGTGTATGAGGACGGGAAACATGTTTGACGGACCCGAACCGATATCGGTCAGGCTAACAGCGGCCGAGTGGAACGTGGTGATTGCTGCCCTGTTGGCATATCGACCCGGCGCACCCGTGGTGCAGAAGATCGGCGAACAGGCGCGGCTGCAAGATGGGGAGACGACACATGCACCAGATTGACAACCCCTGGGTCACAACCACCAAGCCGCCAGCGCAGCCGGTTGGCACGCCGGGTTATTTCCAGCCGGGCGATGAAGCAACCTCGCTACTTGCGACCGTCGTTGACTATGACTGGGCGAATACGGTCCAGTCAGAGCTGATCAATGTCATCGTCAATGCGGGCCTGACGCCCGACAAACAGAACGACGCGCAGCTTGTCAACTCGATCATCACCATCATAAACCGCGAGGTCGGACTAGCGACCGGCGGGCCGTATCTGCCGCTGGCCGGCGGTGTCATGGGTGGCGCGATCTACAGCAACGCAGCGGCCGGCGTCGCGCGTTCGTTGATCTCGCAGACCGCGACTAAAAATCGATGGATCGCCGCGCTTGCCGATAACTCCGCCGAGAACGGCGGCAACACCGGCTCGGACTTCACGCTGACGCGGTGCGATGATGCGGGCAACGTCATCGATGTGGTGATGCGTTGCAGCCGGAATAGCGGCGCCGTGGATTTTCCGATGGGGATGACCTACGGCTCGGGCATCGCCGGTGGCGGGCCAAGCGGCGGCAACCTGCCGACTGATCCGCCGACATCGGTGCTCAATCAGAACACCACATTTACCGTTAATTCGTTGTTCGACGGCGGCGGCAGCGGCAACGGCGGCGACGGCTTAACCCGGCCTTTCGGAACATTGCCTGAGGCATGGGCGGCAATCCGCCGGATTGACCTGAACGGGTTCACCCTCACGATATCACTGATAACCTGGACCGAGCCCAACGGGTCGCCCCATCCTGCCGCATACGGACTGATATGCGATAGCCGGCTATACGGACAGACCTCGCCGAGCCAGCTTATTCTTCAGAGCGACCCGGCCGGCAACCTTCCACAACAGGGCCTTATTGTTGCGCAGGGTGGCGCCGCTATCGGGGTGACCGGTGGCGCCATGCTGACGGTGGGCACGACCGTCTTGGGCAATGGCCTGAGCATATCATCGACTACCGCCGGACCGACGAGTCATGGCCCGTCGGTTGGGCTTTGGGCGCAAGGCGCGGGCAGTCAGATTGTCGTCCCAACGGGTCAAACTCTGAACTTCGGACCGTGCCAGTATGCTCATTGCCTCGCCGATGGAGGATCGATCGTATTCGGCACGTCAGCCGGCGGCGTTTCTACCATCAGCTTCACCTCAGGCGGGGCGGGATCAATGTCGCACTGGCACGCGCGCAATGCTGGCACGATCGATTTGTCGCTCGGGATGGTGAACTATTCTCCCGCGCCGGTCGGCGTCGTCATTGCCTCAAGCCAGGGGACGCCCGCCGCGTTCGCGCTCGCCGAGACCGGCGGCAAGATCATGGCTCCCGATACCGGCAACAGCTATCCGTGGGCGGTCAAGACAGGCATCACCGGCAAGCGCTATCAGGTCGATGCAACAAGCTCGATTACCAACACCGGGGCCGCCATCAACTACCTGCCGGGCAACGTGGTCGGCACCGTCGCACCGGGTGGCGTCTATTCGTGAGCGATCTGCCCTGGTGACTAACTGGGTGAGGGCGGTCGTGGCGCTGATCCCGATCATGGTCGGCGCCCTCGTCACCATCGCCTGGCAGAATTCGCACAACCTCGTCGTGCTGACGCGCGAGTATGATGACGTTAAGGCAGAGCTGGACCACCAGCGGGAGCTGCTGGAGCAGCGGCTGGCGGGGTGCTCTTCAAAAGGCTGATTTTGGAGAGTAGCGTGGTGGAGATGGAATATCTCCCGCCGTGGCATGATCCCGAACTAGCCGAGTGGACGATTGTCGGGATGAACCATTATCAGCAGAACGGGATGCGCCGACTGTTCGTCGCCATGACGCGGCGCGGCGTGTGCATCCAAGCGGAGGGCAAGGACGCCCCAGCGCTGTGGGAGGAACTGCGGCGACAGGCCGCAGAGCAAAAATATTCTCCGCTAGATCTCAGCAAAGCCGAGCATGACGGGACGTAGGATGGAGGAGATGGA